CTCTATCATTTAAAACTAAAGCCATTATTTAAAATCCTATGATGATGTTAAACTTAAAATCGCATTAGATGGTGTTGCAATACTAGGAAACGCAATAGTGAAGTCACCATTCGTTGCTGTTTTTGTTCCACCAAAATCTAAAACTACAACTAATTTATTAGAACTAGTTGAGTTATAAATTGCTGCAAACGCCGCTCCAAAAGTTGCAGCTCCAGTTGTTGCTGCACCCCAAGTTAAATTATCAAAATCAACTGTAGTAGTTGCTGTTGAAAAACCTACTGCTTGGTTTTGTAATTGTTTACCACCAGCTGTATAATTAGAACCACCTGCTGAAGATACTTCATTAGTAGTTACATAAACTGTACTTGATGAGTCTGTGTATGGATTTGACGTATACAATGCTAGAAAAAAAGTATTACCTCCTGCACTGAAATTGTGAGTTCCAGACATGAGTTCTCCTTTAAAAGCATAAGGTACTATATTTGCCATTTGTTTTCTCCTTAATTGTTATTTCCGTAACTGGATGGTGATTTAGATTGTAGTTGCGCACGAAGAACACCATCCATGTCCTCGTCTCTGCGTCTGTTACCGATTTGTTCGATCGCATACGATTCTAGAGCTTTATCATATTGCCCTGTATAGTATTGTAACATATCTGCTGGACCTTTCAAGTATCCATATGCATTAGCTATACATTTATATAAAAGCAAATCTTGATATTTATTTGATAAATAAGTACCTGAACTACTTGCTGAAGAGTCAGTTAAACTAGTAGGTTCTTTATTATAGGACATAGTAACCGCATAATTAGCATTTGGAGTAGGGGCTACTACCCAAGTTGTTTCATTCCAGTTTCCATAATATTTAGGAACATCTGTAGAAGAGGTATTAGGTGTAGAATAATATTCAGCCATAAAGCTAGTATCTCTTTGTTCTAAATAAATTTGATCTCCTGAACTATCTGTTACTTGTACATATCTTATAAATCTTAAATCTGAAGGAATAGTTACATATCTATTGTCTGCAGTTAAATTTGATGTTGCATAAAATCTTTCTTGATCAGTATCAATAGCTCTAAAAATAGAATTTTCTGCATTTTTAGTTATGTTAGCTAAAATAGCATCTGTTAAAACAGAACTTCCTACTTCTGTATAAGATCTAACATCTGAATATAAGTTTGCTAGTGTGTATGCCATTATTGATTAACTACCTTTAGGGTTACAGGACCAGCCGAACATTGAGCTCCACCGCCTTTTACTCCTGAACTTGTAGCACTACTAGAACTAGTAATAAAGAAATAATTTTCTGGTTGAGATAAAGTTCCTGATGCTGTTACAACACTTCCATCAGTTTGTTTTTGTCCTAATGCAATTGTAAATCCAGTGGCACTATTAATATCTGATACGTCTGCAAAGTTTGGTATAGTTGCAAAAGCTTGTAAGTTGTGTGCATCAGAACCACCAGATCCAGTAGATGTTACTAATGGTGGTCCTCTAAATCTTACAACAGAACCAGCAGCTCTTTGATGATCAAGTGAGAAAACATTTATATAAGTTACTCCGCCTGAAATTACAGTTGTAAAAGGATCAGGGTCTAATAAAATTAAACTTGTAACTGATGGTGGTTGAACTCTAGGATTATATAAAGCTTGTGGATCTGCACCAACTGGTTTTGGTTCTAATTGAGGTTGTTTAGGTTCGTATTCTGAAAAATGAACTAATGCACCATTCCATTCTCTTACCATTTCTAAATAAGGAAAAGCCATTCCAGATCTATCTGAAATTGCAAGTGCATATTTTCCTCTAGCAAATACTCCCATTATACTCCATCTCCATAAAAAGTTTGTGGTGAAATAAAGCTAGATGTTCCTTGGCTATCTTCATTAAGAGCTCTAGCAAATTCATCTTCATACATCATTCTTAATTCTTGTGTTCTTTCAGGAGAATATTTTACACTTAAATAATAAGCTAATCCTGAAATCATACATGGGTAAAATCTATAAACTACATCTGCAGTATTTGTATAAGCTCCTGCATCTTGTATTCTTGCCATATAATAAAATTTTAATTGAAAGTTGGCTCCAGAAAAACTAGCTGAAGGAGTTGCGTACAAACTAATTGTAGGTGCAATTAATCTTTGCACATAATATTGAGAAGGTGTTCCTTGAGTTAATTTATTAGGTAAAGCTGCATAAGCAGATCTATCTATTTTAGTTAAAGATGTATCTACGGGTGCAGTAGCAGTTGTGTTATTTCTAACCCAAGCTTCTAATACATCACTAATTGTATTTGGAAAATTAGCAGCATCAGATGCAAAACTATATTCTGCTTGACCTTGAACTAAAGGAACTGTTGCTTCTTTAATTTCCCAAAGATGTACACCTCTGTTAGCCCATTCAGAAAATAATATATTTAATGAACGTCTAGCACTTTTTAATTGATAACCACTACGAGTTCCACGTATGTTAGTTCTCTCATACGCTTCTTCGATAATGTCATCAATCGGCGGATTGAATGTTATTGTTCCGGAAGTAGTCATTAACCTCCTTTTACTGCCAAATTACTGCGACAGAATTTGTTCCAGCTACTAGTTCAACAAAAAGACCATTTTGAGCTCTAATACCTACAGCTGCAATATACTCTTGATACATTTCTCCATCTAAACATTTCTGTTCGTAGATTAAAATACCACCATTACTTGAACCGTCATATATTTTTACATGACAAGTATTTGCTGAAGGATTAATTGTAACTCCTTTTAAATAACAAAGAGGCCCTGCTGCTACAGCACTTCCTGCTTTGTTTCTTACAGTTGAACTTGCTTCTGTGTAAAATTGGTTTACTGGCGTTGCGCCACCTGCATATGCCATATTTTTTTCCTTTTAGTTTAATCTATACTCCCACGAGGGTAGGAGCATAGATAATTAATTATTACTCTGTATCAGAAGTATTTGCAAATCCAAATACTTTAACTTTGATAGTTGTTAAAGCAGATGAACCTGTTCCGGCTCCTGGTACTGCACTTAAAGTAACTGTTAAAGTTGCTGGAAGTTCTCTTACAGCAGTTGTTCCACCGCCTAAAGATACAAGTCCTTCTGCACCATTAGGAACAAAAGTTCCTTTAAAACCAGTTGCATTAGTTGCAACTGCTACCGCTGCTAAATAACCATTAGGATCCGCTGATGGTCCAAAGTCAGTTATGTTAACTGCATTTGTAGACGCTTCTGTAACAATAAGTTGTACAGATAGAGGTACGAAGTTATTTGGAATAGGTAAAGTACTAGTTCCTGTTGTTGCTGCCGCTGCAACTGTGATTGAAGCTTCAAGTACTTGAAGTGATTCATCAGTAATTATTGTGCCGACTGCATTTTTGTTGATTATATCGAAACCGTTTTCCGATCTTACCGGTCCGTTAAACGTTGTGTTTGCCATTTTATATTCCTCCTAGAATACGTAAATATAGTCCTCTAGGGATGTCGACTATACGCGTCTATATTTACTTGGTTGTTATTAATGTATAGTGCTTAAAATATATATGATTTTTGTATAGAGTGCAAGGGATTGCGTGGTGAATGTACGTATTTCGACGATGTAGCGTTTTATTAAGTAGCTACTGATACTTCGGGTGCTGCACCCTCAATTTTATTTGTCTGGTGAGCTCTTATAGCTTCGGCCATTTTTATATCGCTTATGACCTCTCTTATTTTATGGTCTATCCTGACCATGTCGAGAGTATACTTACCCTCTTTAAGATGCTCCTGCTCCCAGTTCAACTCCAAGGACCTTTTTACTTTGTATAGGTCGTTTAAGTTCTGCATCGTGGATCTCCTCATAAGTTATCCATTTTTTCGACAGACTTGTAAATCCGTCTTTTTCCCATTTTACACCTTTTTCTCCTAGTTTGTCAACTATTGAATTTTCAATAGATTCAGCATTATCATCAGCGGTTATTTCTAAACGCGCATGATACCCATATGCTCTGATATTAACTAGAAAATTTTTCATGATTGTCTCCTCTTATACCACAAAAAAAAGGGGCCCGAAAGCCCCTTTTTAATTTAATTAATGTAACGATTACACTCCTGGTGAACCAAATACACCTCTAGGGTCTGAGAATCCGAATACGTATCTCTCTCTAGCTTTGTATCTTACGTTGCCAGTGTCAAAGTCACCTTCCATAGTTGTTTTGATTGGTGCTCTAACAAAGTGTTTCAAACCATTAGGTACATCTGTTTTGATAAAGAATGCATCAGTGTCAGTTAAGTAGTGATTAACTACATAACCTTGAGGAATCATCCCCATGTTTTTAACTGCATTGATATCATTATCAGCTGTTCCTACTCTACCTTCAGACTTCATCAGTCTTTCAGCAGTGAATTGAAGTGCAGGTGGAATTACTAATTTCATTCCTCTTGCTGCAATTTTCAATCCTCTTTCATCAGTCATTGCCGCGATATCGATTAAAGACTGCTCTAAAGAAGCCTCCGATAAATCAGCTGCAACAGCTAATGTGTTTGAGAATGAACCACTTAAAGTAGGGTGTGCTGCGTTGAATAACGCTACGCCATCACCACCAGCGAAAGTTGCATTGAAACCATTGTTTAATACAGCTGCGCCTTTTACTTGTTTAGTGTTTGCCATAGATCTTGCTAATGCTTTTGTATATCTAGACGCTAGTCTGTCATACAAGTTGTCCTCGATCGCTTCTTCAGTGATCGCGAAAGCAAGTGCTATTGTTTCGTTAGTGTAACGAGCTGTGAAAGTTTCTTGTGCATCGTCAAAAGTAACACCCTGTCCTTCAGGTTTTACTGCTGCGTTTGCGAAACCAGATAACATTACTTCCTCTTCGAAAGCTCTGTCAGATGATTCTGAATCAAAAATTTCAGCTGCTTCGTTAGCATATTGTTTGTACTCAAGTCCAAATAGTGCATTTAGACCTGGCTCTAGTTCTTTAACTAGTTGTGCTCTTGATATTGCCATTGTTTATATACTCCTATTTAGATTAGTTGTTTCCGTTGTACAAGTTCGATGCTGCAGATATTGTAACTATCTGATTCGAATTTGCCGCGGTGTTGTCTTTGTTTTCAGGCGCATTTGCTGATCTTACTAACTTCACCATTTTAGTTGAAGCTGCTCCACCAGAAATATGTAATTTAACTAAAGATTGACCGTCGGTAACCTGACTAGATGATCCGTCTTGGTTAGTACAGTTGTATCCTGCGTCTCCATACATTGCCTGAGTAACTGCTGCGTCTGCTTTGATCACGTATTCCTGTGAAGGATTATCGATTACAAAACCTAGACCGTCAGCGCTACCTGTGTTGTAGTCCGTTGCAAAAGTTGTTCCGCCTACAAATGAGTTAGCAAATGTTGGTTTCTTTGTAGTTGTAGCTACGTAGAAAGCTCCATTAAATACACCTATTAAAGGTGCATGACCAGAATTGTCAAAAGATTGACCACCTGCTCCTGTATCACTTGTTGCGTTAAACGCTGCATCTTGCAAATAACCTTGGTCTCCACTCGCGTCTTGAATAGAAACTGGGTCATTTTTAAAAATGCCTTTTGCTGTACCACTTTTGATTTTGTATTCCGACTGACCTTGAGTAGCAGGAGTATTACCTACTGTCATGGTACTTCTGAAACCAAAACCTGTTGAGTGTGCGTTTGCCATTGTTTGTTTCCTTTATTGTTAAGTTAATTGATAGTGTAAGAATTACTAAATAATTAGTTATTTCTTTGTACCACCAAAGGTTACACGAGCCTGACTATCATTAGTGATAGGCATGCTCTTATGTTGTTCCTTTAACAAATCGTTATTAACTGCATCATCTCTGTCTTTAGTTTGCTTTGCAAAATAAGCTTCTCGAGATTGCGCGATTTCTTCCGGTATCCTAGCCAACAATAGGCCTCCTACTCCGATTACTCCTGCGTATTTGCCGTCTTTAGACGAAGGAAAGTTCTGTTCAGGATATTCATCTGCTCTCACAAATTCAAATCCTTCTCTTAATCTTGAAGCAACATTTCTGCTGTCGTCTTGACCAAGTAGTTCAGCTCTTATCCATCTGTGCCTATAACCTGCTGGCGCGGGTGGTGCATCGAGTGTTGAGGGTGGAGTCCAAGTTTGAGTTTTTTGTTCTTTAACTCTTGTCTGACTCGCACGTGAAGTTTTTTGTTTATCGTTTTCCATATGCTTATACTCCTTCCGTGATGTTTAATTGTTTTGCATAATCTTCTAGTGGCACACCTAATCTTTTAGCAATTGCTACTTGTGATGGCGTGAGTCTCACAGTTTTTTTGCGTCCTGTTGGGGCTGAACGTTTAGCCGAGGCTACATTTTGAGTAGGTTTTACTCTTTCTGTAGTATTAGACTCTACCTTATCAAATTTATGCGGAAAATCAAGTCTTATTCTTTTATCAACTTCCGTATAATATTCGTCAGATTTAGGGTCATAACCTTCTTCTTCTACAAGCTTCTTATGTATATCAAAAGCCGTATAAGTCATAGCTGAATCGTTACCAAACCAACTATTTTTAGCTGCCCACTCCTCTGCTCTAGGATCAGATTTAACATTAGCTTCTTTTCTTTGAGGCGTAATATTAACTTCTTTTTCTTTTGCAGGTTCTTCGGCTGCTGCTGATTTCATAGAGCTTATTCTAGCATTTTCAACAGATAGATTTGCTAACTGTTCTTGTGCTGATATTTGCGCTTCTACGTCTTGAGATTCAATAGCATTTTTAAGAGCTAGTTTAGCTGCTGCTAAATTAGTTTTAACTCTACTTTCAAATTCAGAAACATAAGTTTTATCTAGTTTAGATAATCTTTTTTCAGCTGCTTCTTTTTGTTGTTTTATTGTTTGAGCAAAAGTAACTGCTTCTTCTCTTTGTCTTTCAGCTTCTCTCATTTTACGAGTAAGTTTAGCAATTCTTTTTTGAACGCCATCGCTATACTCTTTTAGCTCATCTTTTTTATCTTCAGGTTTATCTTCTTTAGCTTCAACCTTTTCTTCTTTTTTTTCTTCAACAGGTTGTTCTGTTTTTTCAACTTCTATTGTCTCTTCAGGGACAACCTCTTGTTTTTCCGGTTCACCTTTAGAATCAAAATTAATTTCAGCTCCTTCTGTTTCGCCTACATCAATTAATTCTTCGGATGCTTTTTTGTTTTCTTCTGGCATAGTTCCTTCCTATGGTTATATGTGATGCAACAAAGCTTCAGGATCTTTTACAGTTCCTATAACTTCATCGTCGTTTAGTATTCTCACTTCTCCACCTTCAATTGGTAATCTTGAACCCGCATAACGAGCAAAGACAACCCAATCTCCTTTTTTGCACCAAGGACCACTTGTAAACTTCTCTTCCGTATAAGCTAATGGTCCAACTTTTAAAACATAACCACATGTTGTTGCAATTCTGGCTTTGTCTAAAGTTTCTTGTGCGTAAATTAATCCACCCTTACTTTTTGTAGGTGGTGTAAATGGTAAAACTAATAATCTCCATCCTGATGGTTCAGGTAATTGATCAACCGTTTCAGTTCCAATATTATCTGGATTTAATGGTTCTTTGGCTGGTAATTCTTTTGGTTCGTTCTTATATTTTTCTTCTAAAGCATTTATATGCTTTGGTACTTCGTCAGTCTTTATTTCCGAAGTCGATAACGTTTCCTTGCTCATCTTGTTGCTCCTTCTTGTTTAGCAGGTTAGAGATTTCCTGTAATGTTATTTGATAGGCAACTGCCTGTCCTAGTAAATACTTGTATTTTTCCATATTGTCAACCCCACCACTTATCATAGTTGCGGATATATCATCGACACTTCTTTTTAATGCCTTTTGTATTCTACTTACAATGTTTAACTCGTCCACTCTTCTGCCTCCTTTAATTTTTCTCTTGCTGTTGATATTTTTTCAAATAGTTTATCCATCTCATCAATATGTTGTGGATGTTCTCCAATACCTACTGAATGATCTAGATATATTTCTAATGTTGCTTCTGCTTCTGCTATTTGTGCTTCGTATCTTTTGATTAGTGCTTCTATTAACATTTCCATCTTTTTCTAGCCTGACGTAGTCTAGAATTAGGATCTTTTGCTGCACTTGGGAATTTTCTCATTTGACCTGCGCTTCTTGCACAGTACGACTTACGTCGGTTTGCAGCTTTTGACCCTTTTTTCACTTTACCAGTCACGG